GCGACATAAATGGAGAAAAGGGAAATTTAAGGTGTAGCTTATGAAGTATATGTCAAGAGAAAATCAGAAACTAATATATTGGTTTATTGATTGTTACGCTTATTATTTGGCTGATGTGGAAATAAACTGGGTAAGTAGCAAGGACAAACCAAATGTTTCTGATTACTTTAAATTTTTATCAAAAGAACATCTTAAAAAACTTTATATAAAAGCGTCAGGGAAAAATGTAAAAGGTTATAAACCTTTTTCAGATCTGGAAGAAAAACTTAAAGGAAGAATTGAAGAACTGCTGGATAAAAAATATACAAACAAAACAAAAGCGAATGTCCTGGTAGATGATTTGATGGATTTTGTAACAGAAGAAATACAGCTGCTTTTCATTAAACTTGAGGGAGTATTCAGCTTAGCGATTAAAATGATGAAAAACACCGAGGCAATAGCATTCACAAATTTTCTGTTTGACTATTTCATGCAGAATGATATACCAATGTGGGCAGAAATGCACCAGCTGTATAGACAACAAGACAACAGGCGTTGGGTATGGTGGATGTTAAAAAAGCGTATATGTGTTATCACAGGAAAACCTGATGCACAATTGGCACATATTTCAAAAAGTGCTGGAGCAATGGGCGGTTATAAACATGACAAAGGTATTGGCAATACTTATTTGCCATTGTGTGTTGAATGGCATATAGGGGTCGATCATGGAATAGGTGGAGGCAGAAATAAATTAATGAGGAAATTAAATGAACTTTATATTGAACCTTTTGAAATTAAAACAGATGAAGAATTAAAAGAGTTGAAAAAGGTTTATAAAAATCATTTCCAGGGTTATAAGGAGGAAAAATGACAACAAAAATAATTGTAACAGTAATGATTTTAAGTATAGTTATTTGTCAAGTTAGTAAAGCTGAAAAAAGAAAATTTTTAATGAGTGCTTACTTTGATTTAGTTATAATGTGTATATATTTAGCAACAACAATAGGAATTTATTTATTTTTAAAGTAATGACAGGAGGAATAAAAATGAAATTTTTAAAAACATATTTATTAGGATTCGTAATAGTTTTTACAATTTTAACAACAGGAAGAATAATAGCAAAAATAAAATCATATAAAAGAACTGGCAGATGGAACAGCCGCAAAATTGAATGGGGCGAAATAACTTATTATTCACTTTACAGCTTTGCTTTTTTCGCTCTGCTGTTAGATGATTTTATAAGAGAAAATTTTTAATTTAAAAGCACAATGGCAATTGAATATTTTTGGTCTTAGTATTATAATAAAAAAAGGAGGAATATTATGGAAAAAAATAAATATTTTTCAGGAACAGTAATCGCAATGAAAAAATTAAATGAAAAACTTAAAAAAATTTCCGAAATTTTTTGCAAAGAATTAGAAAAACTGAATAAAAAACAAGAAAAGACCAAATAAAACTGGTCTTTTTATTTGTAAAAAAAGCATAAATGTGATATAATATAGGAGGTAAAATGAGCATAAATAAAGAACTCGAAGAAATAGAAAAATTTTTAAAAAGCAACAAAGTCGGAAGTGTTATTATTGAAAGAAAGCCGAACGGTACAATAACAATACAGAAGACAGAAACAGCACAATATAAAAAAGAGTATGCGAATAATAAGGCAACCTAAGTTGTGTAAGTTTCAAGACAATTAAATAAGATTATAAATATTGAGTACATGAATATTAAGATGACCGTATTTATAGAGTTAAGGGTAAAACCTTGATTTTATAATTACGGTCATTTTTTATTTTGCCTCCTCCTTAATTTATATATATGAGACCATTAGTTTGACAAGGGTCGGTTGCGGTTGGTGGGAAAGAAATTAAAAGAGAGGAATAACATGAAAATAGAAAAGATTAGCATAGATAAAATAAAAATGTACGAGAACAATGCAAAAGAACATCCTAGCTGGCATATAGAACAGATTAAGGACAGTATCCATGAATTTGGATTTAATGATCCTATTGCTGTTGATGAAAACAATGTAATCATAGAGGGTCATGGAAGATATTTGGCATTAAAGGAACTGGGATATAAAGAAGTTGAATTTATAAGGCTGGAACATTTAACAGAGGAACAGAAGAAAGCTTATATCCTGGCACATAACAAGCTAACAATGAATACAGGATTTAATGAGGAATTGTTAATGCTGGAACTGGAAGAAATAACTGAAATAGACATGGAGCAATTTGGTTTTGAGGAAATAAAAGAGGAATTATTGACGGATAAATATGGAGCTGCAACAGAGGAGCAAAAAGGCAACCTCGAAAGCAAATTCATAATACCGCCTTTTTCCATTATAGACGCAAATAAAAGTCCTTGGCTTGACATCAAAAACAAATGGAAAGAACTTTTCGATAGTAGTAAGGGAAGAGATAAAAGCCTTATAGGGCAGAACTACGGAACAAGTGTTTTTGATGGTGCAATATGCGAGGTATTTTATAAATGGTATACCCCTCAAAGCAATGAAATAAGGGTGCTTGACCCATTTTCGGGGGGGTGTGTGCGTGGTGCTGTTGCCGAACTGCTGGGATTTAAATATACAGGATTTGATATAAGGGAAGAACAGACAGAACAGAATAAGGCACAGGCAAAGGAATTAAAAATATCTCCTGTTTTCATAACAGATGACAGCGAGAATGTAGATAAATATATCGAGGATAATACGCAGGATTTAATATTCAGCTGTCCTCCATATTTAGACCTGGAAGTTTACAGCAACAATGAAAATGACTTATCTAATATGGAATACGAACAGTTTAAAGATAAGTACAACAGGATAATTAAAAATCACTGCAACAAATTAAAAGAAAACAGATTCGCAATATTTGTTGTCGGAGATGTAAGAGATAAAAAAGGAAAATTAATAGATTTTGTAGGCGATACGATAAAGGCATTTGAAAAGGCTGGGCTTAACTACTACAACCAAGTAATTTATAGAGAGCCAGTCGGAAGTGCAGCTATAAGAGCTGGCAGGGCATTTAACATAAGCAGAAAAATAACAAAGATACATCAAAATATATTGATTTTTTACAAGGGAGATGTAACACAGATAAAAAATCATTTTAAAGAATTTTATAGCGAAGAGGATTTAAAAGAAAATGAATAAATGGAGATAGGAGCATGAGCAATGAAGACATAAAGCTGTTAATAAAAACTGAATATGAAAACGGAACCAGCATAAGCACACTGGCTGAAAAATATAATCAAAAAGTTGGAACTATCAAGAGTTGGATCAGCAGAGGGAAATGGATTAAAAAAAAAGAGAATAGTGCAACCATTAGAAAAAAAAGTGCAACCAAAAAACGCAACCAGCCGAAAATGGTTGCAAATGAAAATGAAATAAAAATCCAGCAGGATATTTTAAATGGAATGCCAAAAAACGAAGTAATGGAAAAGTACGGAATAAAAAAGAGCGCTTATTATAAGAAGGCTAAAAATATAAGGCAAATAAGACAGGAGCGTACCGAGGAATACCTTGAAAGAATTGTAGATGAAGTATACAAGGGCGACATTTACAAGATATTGAAAAATACAGAGGTTGCAAAAGCTAATTTGATAATAAAGACTACAAATGAGTTAAGCAGTAAAGAAGAAACGAACATTAAAAAGATACAGGAATACGAAAAAGCGTATCAGACTATTAAGAAAATGGGTATGGATTTAATGAGGACAGGTAAGATGTTAACTCCTTATGAATTGCTTGAAATAGACCAGCAACTTTCAAATGAGGAGCTACAGCTGGAGAAAATAGAAGTTGAAAAGAGTAAGAATAAAATCAACAATGAAGATACAAAGATAGAAATTGAGTTGATTGAAGTATGAGAATAAAAACGGAAATCAATAAGCATTTTAAGGAATTTATCAAGGACAATGATAAAAGCGTTTATTTTTTACTAGGTGGATACGGAAGCAGTAAGTCATATAATGCTGCACTTAAATTGATAATAATGTCTGCTATGGAAAAAAGAAAGATATTAGTAGTCAGACAAGTAAAAGAGAATTTAAGAGGGAGCTGTTTTGCGGATTTAGAAAGCAGTATTGAAACATTAGGATTAAATAACTACTTTTACAGTACAACAAGTCCTTTAAGCATTAAATGCACCATAACGGGCAGTGAATTTATTTTTAGAGGATTAGATGATGTAAGGAAGATAAAGTCAATCAAGGATATTGACACGATCTGGATAGAAGAGGCAGATGAAATTGATTTTAAATCATTTAAGGAACTTAAAGCAAGGTTGCGTTCTGTTAGAAATAGAAACGTTATTATTCTTACAACTAATCCAAATGAATATGGTGTATGGACTTATAAATATCTTATGTCAATACTCAATAAAGCTGGAAAGACGGAACTGGATTTATACAACGAAAGAATTATAGATGTGGTTGAAGAAACAAAACTGAAAAGTGGAAAAGTATATAAAGAAAGCATATATCTACATCACTCAGTATACAGCGACAATAAATTTCTTCCTGATGACTTTGTAGCGTTACTAGAAAATGAAACAGATGATTTCCAGCGGGCAATAAAGACACTGGGAAGATTTGGTAGTTCAGGGCAGAATATTTTTAGAAACATCAGGCACATGGATCAGCAGAGAATAGAAAATATAATTGTTGATAAATGGAACAGATACACAGGCTTTGACTTTGGATTTGAGCATTCATACAACGCAATAGTAAGAATGGTAATTGATGAAGAATTGAATGATTTGTACATCTTTGAAGAATTTTATCAGAATAAGTTAACAGATCCTGAAATGTTAGAAACGGAAATAATACATAAAATGATTGCTGAGGGAGAAGTGATATATGCGGACAGTGCAGAGCCTAAAGCAATTGCTTTCTACAATATGAATGGTCTTTTGATTAATGCTGTTAAAAAGACTGCTGATGTAAGCAAGTCGGGAGTTAAAAAAATACAGTCATTTAGAAATATATTTATTGATAAAAATGTGTGTCCGAATACTTATAGGGAACTAACAGAAATGAAGTGGTATTTAGATAAAAATGGACTTATTTCTAAAAATCCAAAAACTCAAAAACCATTTAACATTGACCCGCATACATTTGACGCTATCAAATACGGAATAAGTGAATACACTCCGTATATTTTAAATAAAGATTACTACAAAAGGAAGGAGGAATAAATTGTTTGGTTTAAATTTTTTCAGGAAAAACAAACAGCAGATTATATCAATAAATGAGTTTGGAAGAATATTTGACGGATTTTATAAACAGGACAGCGAAAAATTTTTAAATGAATTATACGACAATCCTTTTACATCAAGTGCAATAACAAGGATAAATGAAGCTATTAACAACTTGATGTGGAGTACGTATAAAAAAGGGCATAACGACAATATAACGGAAGTTAAAGATAGTTATGTCAATAGAACTATAAGAAGTCCGTCAAAAATATTAAATACGGATCAGCTGATTAATTATTTTTCACTCTACTACATAATATATGGCGAATTACTTGTTTTAAGGCAGGACTTGTTTACAAAGTCTGAAATTGTTCTTTTAAAAAAAGGAACTTATGCTGTTGAATATGACGACCAAAACGTTCTGAATGGTATTAAGAAAATAAGAATAGGAATGAAAGAATACACAGGAGAACAGCTGGAACAGTTCACGTATATTAAAAGCATTAACATATATGACAATGTTGCTGGTGCAGGACATGGAATAAGCAAAGTCAAATCATTAACAATGCTACATGCATATTATTGTTATATTACAGCTTGGAACGTTGGGATATTAAAAAATGGTGGAAAGAGGGAAATAATAGCACTTGTCAAGCAATTTCTTAGTTCTAAAAAGAAAGAAGAACTACTTGAGGAAATAAAATCAAAATCAGGTGCAAAAAATACAGGAGTTCCTCTTATATTAGATGGAACAGATATAGACATAAAGAACGGAGATTTTACACCGAAGGATTTTGACTTTCTTACAGCATTAGATGAAATAAGAAACATTACAGCCAGTGTCTTAAATGTTCCGAGTATATTGATAGGAGATAGGACAAACAGCAAATTCAGCAACTACAAAGAGGCTAAAAAGGATTTGTATACTGAAAACATAATTCCAATGGCTGAACAGATTGCCGAACATCTGAACGGAATATTTAAGGATAAACTTGGACCGAATGAACGTATTGATTTTGATACTTCAAAGATTGAGGTTTTAAAAGAAGACAGGAATACAAAAATGGAAAGGCTGAACAATATCAGCTATTTAACAATAAATGAGAAAAGAGCAGAGCTGGAATATCCTCCTGTGGAAAATGGCGATGATATTTTAATAAACACAGGAATGGCACCATTAAAAGAAATTTATGGAGATGTAAAGCCGGTTGAGGAGGAAGATGATGGCGAAGAAGCAGAAAACGAAGAAAATTAAGCTGACTAATTCACAGAAAAAAATAATTGCAAAAAGACAGCTGAAAATGAGAAACAGACTTATATTAAGACAGTTTGGAAGATTAAGGACTGTCTTTAAACAGTTAAGAGGCGAAATAGATCCTGATGAACAATTATTTATAAGTGAATTGGCATGGGAAACATTTAGTACACAGTTATACAATCAGCTAAAAAAAGGAATGCTTGAAACAGTAAATGAAACATCGAGTTTTCTAGTAACTCATAGGAATGTCAGTAAAGAGCTTATTCCTGCTATTAAAAACGATACTTTGAAGAAGTTTAGCGAAAAGGTAATGGCTCAAAAGGTAACAAATGTAACTCAAACTACTAAAAATACAATTAACAAAATAATTGTAAAAGGACAAGCAAGCGGAACAAATATTAAAGAAATAGCAAAGGAAATAACTGAAAAAGTTAAAGGAATGGAAAAAACAAGGGCAATGGTAATAGCTAGAACTGAAACAGCAACGACATCAACAACAACGTATTATGAAGGCTTGGTAAAAGCTGGATTAGAAAAAACTTGGTGGCATGTAGGTGGTGGAAAAACAGACAGACCGTCACATGTAGCATGTAATGGAGAAACAATTGGAGTTGAAGAGACTTTCAGTTGCGGTCTAAAACATCCGCACGAATTAGATGCACCTGCAGAAGAAATAATTAACTGTCATTGTGAATTAGTGTAAAGGAGGAAAAATGGAACGTTTTAATAAAAGTGTCGAAATGGTACTGAAAAAAGACACAGAAGAAAAAGGAATAATAGAAGGGCAGTTAATAACTCACAGTGTTATTGACAGTTACGGAGATTATTTTGATAAACAAGCATTGGATAAAGTAAATAAAGATAAAACTTATTTTTTACTGCATATGCACGAATGGAGCAAAGAGCTTGGAACATTGAAAGTATATCAGGATGAAAAAGGAAATCTAAAGTTTACAGCTAAACTTGATTTGTCTACTGATGAAAATGGAAATGCAATAAATAAAGACGCACAAAAAGTTTATTCAATGATGAAAAATGGAGCAAATTATGAAATGTCGGTCGGTGGATTTCTAAAGCAAAGAGAATGGGGAAAGATACAGACTGATAAAGGCGAAGTTGACGCTAGGATAATCAAAGAAATTGATGTTGTTGAAGGTAGTGTTGTACTAAAAGGAGCAGTGCCTGACGCAACAGTTCAGACGGTTAAAAATGAAAACACAAATAAAATTAATAAAGTGGAGGATAGTATGGATTTAGAAAACTTAGAAAAAGGAATGACACAGGCAACGGAGGATATAGCGAAAGCTAATAACAAAATACAAGAAATGGAAAACACAGTAAACAAATCAGCGGAAGAAATAGAAAAAATGGGAAAAGCAATTGATGAAATTATGAAAAAAGGAATGGAAAATCCTGAAACAGTAAATAAGGCACAGAATGAAGCTTTTGAAAAGTATTTGAGAACAGGAGATAAAAGCATTGAGGGATTAGAAAAAGCTGCAATAGGAACAGGACAGGCAACAGTATTAATTCCAACTATATTATCACATGAAATACTGAAAGAAACTAAAGAAGTTTCAAATTTCCTAATGCAAGGGAAAATTTATCAGGGAAGTGGGGACTATATAAAAATACCTGTCAGAAATGATACAACACCTGCTAACCAAATCGTTAAAGAAGGTCAAGGGAATACACAAGACGGAACTCTTACATACACTCATAAAGAGCTAAGAGCAGGTTATAGACAGGTAAAATATCCAATCACAGATGAACTTGTACAGGACAGTGCTTTTGACATGGTAGGAGAACTTAAAGAGGCAATATCAGAAGAATTCGGACAGACTTTATCTGATTTAACAGTGAAAGGACCATATAATGCTTCTACAGAACAGTATATTGAGGGATTTTTAACAAATGCAGATGTAACAGGTGCAGCTATTACAACAGCAACAACTAAAAAAGTAACAGCTGATGACCTGGTAAAACTTGAAACAGGAATGAAAGCAAGTTATAGAAAAGGGGCAGCTTACTTTGTTTCTCCTAAACTTTATGAAGATATGAAGTTATGGAAAGATACTAATGGAAAATTTTTATGGGCTAACATCATAGAGGGAGCAACAATGAAATTTAACGGATATCCTGTATATGTTGAGGAGTTTTTGGACGACATAGACACTGGAAAATATCCAGCTGTATTCTGTGACTTTAAAAAAGGTTATGCTTACTATCTGAAAAAAGGATTTGAGCAGGAACTACATAGAAACGTGAATGAAAGAACAACAGAATACTACACAAGAATTAGAATAGGTGGAGGAGTAATAAGACCTAAGGCGTTCTCTGTACTGAAAGTAAAATAGAGGTGATTTGATTGTTAATTACAATAGAAGACTATAAAAAAATAACGGGTAAGACCTTAGCTGATGAAGAATTGGCTAAGGTTGAAACTTTGTTAAAGGCAGTTGTCAGTCACATTGAAAATATACTTGGATATGAGCTTGGAGAACATGAAGTTATTGAAATAAAGGAATACAGGAAAATAATATATTTAAGTCACAGACCTGTTAATGAAATAAAAAAAGTTAGCAGGGAAGAGCAATGGAGAAAGGGAATGAATTATATTGAGTTTCCAAAGTTCAGAGAATGTCCATGTTTCATAAGAACAGAAGAGGTCGAAATAACTTATACGGCAGGCTATAAAGAACTTCCTGACTGGCTTAAGTTTGAAATCGTTGGACTTGTAGATGACTTTATAAATAGCTTTGATGAAGAAATAAGTAAATATACAAGCTACAAGATAGATGACATAGCTTATTCAATGAGAGATATGCTGACAACTAGGAACGATAAGCTGAATAACATAGCGAGGTTGATATATGGCTAGTATAGAAGAAAATTTTGAAGATTTGGAAAGACTGCAAAAGGAACTGGAGTATTTGCAGACACATGCTGTAAGAGTAGGAATACTTTGGAGTGGTGGAAGTCTTAAAAGTAACACAGATGTAATGGATTATGCAATATTCAATGAATACGGAACAAGTCATATACCAAAAAGACCTTTTTTCAGATTGTCAGTAGGCACTCAGAAAGCACAGAATGAGATTAAAGAATATCTAAATACTCAAATTGAAAATGTTGTCAGTGGCGAGCTTACAGGACAAGGAGCATATGAAAATCTAGGAATATTTGTTGTACAAAAAATAAAGAAAACAATAATGAGTGGAAATTTTGCACCACTTGATCCGAAAACTATAAAAAGGAAAGGGCAAAGTACACCGCTTATAGATACTCACTCATTATATCACTCAATAGATTATGAGATTGTAGGTGTTTAGAATGGCACATAAGACATTTATTCCAAAACGTTTTTTTAGCAAATGCAAAATAACAAATAAAGCTAGCAAATGGATTGATTCTGAACTGGTTGAAGTTGATGAAAGCAAGGAGTTCGATGGAGCTGTATTAAATTTAGGTAGGCAGGACATAAAAATGCTATCTGATCAGGGAATACAGATTACGCTAGATAGTAAAAAAATATACTGTTACATAGATATTGAGACAAAACAAATCATTGAATTTGAGGGCAACAGTTACATTGTAACAACTGCTAGGAATTATATGAAGCATGATCAGCTTAGAGTATATTACATTGAGAGGGTACAGGAATGAAAAATGAGAAATTAAGAAAATTATTAGCTAGTTTTGTTGACTTTCAGATTATCCGTGACGATTATATGGCTAAAAAGCCAAAGGAATGTGCTGTAATGCACACAATAAGTCTGACAAAATCAGCTTACAGTGCATACAGGACTGTAGAAACAACGGAAGATGATATTAAGGAACAGGCAACAAGATTAGTAATTGCTTACTTTCAGATTGACTTCTACGCTCCAACACAGGCAAGGGCAGAAGAAATGGCAAGTGAATTACTTGAGGTAATAGTCTTTAAAAAAAGACATGATCTTGTCAGAAATGGGTTTGGATTAAGTGAAGATGAAATTGAAATAAAGGACTTAACTTTCCTTGAAGGTAGCCAATATATTTACAGATTCAGCTTTGATGTAGAAATGAACTGGCGTGAAACAAGCGAAAGAATAAGACAATTAATAAAAGATGTAAAAGTGGAGGTAAAAAATGGCTAGAAGAAAAATAAAAGTAGTAGCTAGTAGACCTAAAAAGCCTTTAATGAAAGGAGATTTTAGTAAGATTTTATTTATTACTAAAGAGGCGGACAAGGACTATAAAAGATATACAACTTTAAAGGAAGTGGAGACTGATTTCGGAAACACTTCATTAATGTACAAAGGGATTAATACTTTTTTATCCCAGGAAGATTTTGACGGTAATAGATTACAGCCTGAACAGTGGTACTGTGTAGGTAAGACAACACCAAATGAGGCATTTTTGAATAGTTTACCTGATGGCGAATTCTATGGGGTAGTTGTAGCATTCTATGACAAGGCATTTATAGCTTTGTTATCAAAATATCTGACTAGAACTGGGAAGTTTGGAGTAGTTCTGAATACTGATGGGGATAAGACACCTGCAAATATAAGGGAAAGTAAGAGAATATATTACATGTTTGGAACAGAGGGGAAAGATAACCTCGATATTTTTGGACTGCCAGCATGGACATTTGTCCTAGGAATAAATGGAAGATGGGCTGATAGAAGAATATTAGGGGCAGAACCAAGCTGTAATGATACAACTAAGTCAGCTAAACTTGATGAGATTTACATAAATTACACTGAAAGCGTAGTTGATTTTAATGCTGTAACAAGTGGATCATGGTGTGCTGATGGAATTACTCACGCAGACCAAACTATTAAAATAGATGCAATAACTCACTCCGTTGATAGAAATTTGCATAGATTGTTAATAATGAGAAGAAATACAACAATGGATTCAGATGGAATTCCAAGTATTGAGGACATGTTAATTAGAGCTATGACAGAATTAGGAAAACAGGGAGCATTTGCAAAGAATAACAATGGAGAATATTTATTTAAAGTTATTGTTCCAAATATAGAAGATACATCAGCAACTACAGGATTAACTGTAGATGACTATATAAATAGAGTGCTAAGAAATGTAAAAATTTATTTCACACTTTCAACAGAAATTGAAGAAATAGATGTTGAGTTAGTATGGCACGATGAACCAATAACAATATAGGAGGTAAAAAATGGGTAATAATTTTTTAGAAAAATCAGTTGATTTAAGTAAAGTGGATTTAATTATAACTTTTCCAGGGATAGATACTTACATGATAAAAGAAGCTAAAGATATTAATAATAATCCAACGGAAGATTCGCACACAATGGGAGACCCTGATATTAAAGGTAATGTTCCGACGATTCAAACGAGAGTAACAAAGAGAGAAATCAAAATAACAACAGTCAAAGGCTCGGATGATGACATTTTCCTGACAAAATGCAATAAAAACCCTGAAGGGAAATTAGGAACTTTGACATATATAGACAACTCTGGAATGAATAAAATAGTAGGTATAGGAAAAGGAGTGTCTGTGCAAAAAGGCGGAGAACGTAAGAATAACACTAAAGATATTGAGATTGAATTTACTGTGCAGTGTGCAAAATATGAAGAACAGGTATAGGAGGATATAAAAAATGGAAGATAAAAGAACAGAAACAATTAAGGAAACAAAGGAACAAAATAACGTATTTATTGATGAAATGGGAAGACTTAATATAAAAGGTCAGGAAATATACATCAATGAGGACGGAGATACGAAAGAAGTAGATTTCAGGCTAACTAAACCTCAAAATATACAGTTATATCAGAAAGCGTATTTAGATTTAGTTGCAAAATATGATTATCTTACTTTTGCTGGGATATTGTTGCCTAAAATGGTTGAAAAACCAGTTGAAGCTAGAAAATTAGATTTTTTTGAACATGACACAGAAGCTTTGATTGAGATAAGTGAGGCAATAGTTGAATACATGGGAAAGTCGAAAGAGAAGAAGAAAAGAAAATTAAACATGAAATTGAAATAGCAGGAGATGACTATGAAAATCCATTAATCAAAGCAAAATGGGAATTCATAGTCAGGAATGAAATTAAAGATCCTAACATTGTTCTTGATATGAGCAATGTTAGGTTCTTTCAATGGATACAGGCTATCAATGATTTTGGTAAAAAGGAGTAATTAACATGGCAGGTAAAAATAAATTAGAGATTTTAATTAATGCAAAATCAAATGTAGACAGTGCAATAAATAAGATTAGAGGAAAAATGAGAAGTATTTTACCTGTTGCCGACAATGTTGAAAAGAAAGTTGGAAACATTGGAAATAATATACATGGTAGTGGAATACAGAAACTTAGAAGTAAGATGGTAAGTGTCCTGCCAACAGTTGGCAAGGTAAATGGAGTTATTTCAAGGCTTGGAAATAAAATAAATGCTAATGGTGTCAACAATCTAATTAATAGACTGGATAGAATTCCTTTTGTAGGGAAAAAGATTTCAGGAGTTTTTGACAAAACAAGGGACAAAATTAATAGAATTATTTTTTCGTCAAATCCACTTGCTAACTCTTTCAAGGTAGTTGGAAAAGCAGTACAGAATGCTTTTAAAGCTGGAATTCTTAGTAAGTTTATAGGAGCTATGAAAAAAGTCGGAAGTGGAGTTAAAAGTTTAGCTGGAAAATTTAATTTTTTAAAAAGTAATATAGCAAAATTGGCTGGAATGATAGGTATTGTAGTTTCTTTAGGTGCGGCAGTTAATTTTGTTAAGGAATCCGTTAGTGCTTATCAACTACAGTCACAAAGTGAACAGAAACTACAGTCAAATATTCAGATAGTAGGAGCTTATAAGAAAAATCCTAACACTATGAACAAAGTATTTGAGGAATTTAAAGGAGAAGCAAGCAGAATTCAAAGTAAAGGTGTGTACGGAGATGAACTAGTTATGGCTGGACAGGCACAGTTGTCAACATTCCAGCTGACTAACAAAGAGATTAATATGCTAATGCCTAAAATCGCCGATATAGTTGCTAACCAAAAAGGAATGAATG